TCGCATCCTTTGACGGAATGGGCACAGCGCCTCAGCAGAGCCTCACACCGATCGTTAAACAGTTGCTGGGCATCGACAGGCCTGCCTGCGCCTAATGGCTTACACAGACGCTCTGAACGGGGCTATTGACAGCCTTACGACCACACTCACGGCGGTCACTGGCCTGCGAGTAGTCAACGATCCCACAAAACTTGTGCCGAACTGTGTGTACATTGACGCGCCATCCTTTACGACGATCGCTGGCAATGGCAACATCATCCGCATGGACTTCCCAATCAAGGTCATTGGCTCAGGGCCAGCAGGCCTACCAGTCTTACGCAGCATCCTTGACATCGTCAGCAAAGTCCTACTTAGTCCAATTATCGTCATGGCAGGCCGTCCCAGCAACCTAGAAATTGGTGGGCAGCTCTTCCCGTGTTACGACCTTGACTGTGGAATACAAGCCCAAAGCGCATAAGGAGAAACCATGTACCAATACTTCATTATTAGCCCACGCCTCGGAACCCCGGGCGATCAGTTCATCCCAGAGGAAGGTGTCAACATTGACGCACTACTCGACGGCGGTCTGATATCCACCGACATCGCAAAGAAATCATCTAAAGTCAAATCAGAACCCAAGGAGCAATAGACATGGCTATCAGCAGCACTTATCTTTCTAACCCAGCACTTACCATTAACTCGGTGGACTTGTCCGATCAGTGCACAAGCGCGGTCATTAACTATGTGTCGGAGCAATTAGAAAACACGACATTTAGCAACACTTCGCGCAGTTTTACATCAGGCCTGTTTAGCAACAGCATTACCGTGACGCTTTACCAGAGCTACGCAGCAAGCGAGACTGAGGCCAGCATTTACAGCCTTGTGGGAACTACGACAACGATCACGATGTCACCAACAGCAGCAGGACTTACTACCCCTAGTGCCACGGCGCCAAAATATACTTTGACCGGGGCTTTCTTGTCTGCCCATACACCGATCAACGCGTCGCTCGGCGAACTGTCCACGATCGACCTGACATTTAGCGGTGGCGTTTTAACTAAAGCCGTCGCATGATCTCGCGGCATCAGCCGCTGAGAATTAAAAGTAGCAAGACCGCACAAGCGGAGCCTTGCCCGACAAAGGAGAAACAATGAAAGTCAAACTATCTATTGACCTTGGCGACGGTAAGCCAGCGCGCGAGATGACCACCAACATGCTTGCAATCGTTGACTGGGAACGAACAGAGAACCGTCGATCAGCAGACGGCAAAGGCATCGGCTTTAGCGACATGTGCTGCTGGGCGTACACGCTTTGCAAACTTGCTGGAGACAAAGTGCCAGCCAACTGGCGCGAGTGGGTTGCCGAAAACCCTGACATGACCATTACACCTATTAACGAGGTAGCAGACGAGACCCCTTTCATCGAGGGACTTGGCGGCGAAGCCTCTGCGAAGTCCTAGCGTTAACAGGCTTCTGGCCAAAGGAGATTGAGTTCACTATGCGAGACCTGAACACTGTCACCTATGTGCTTGAGCAGATGCACCGTAAGAAGTAACCATGCCTATCTCTCACAGCGTCGAAGTAGTCGGTCTTAAAGAAACGATTAACGCCTTACGCAAGATCGACCCACAGCTGCAGAAAGACTTTAAGGCTGACGCGACGGCAATCGCACAGCCAGCCATTAACGCTGCCAAGACTGCATACACGCAGATACCGCTATCTCACATGCGATACAAATGGAATGATCGAGGCCGCAAGGTATTTCCGTTTACGGTCTCGGGGGCACAATCAGGCGTAAAGATGCGCTTTGACACTCGCCGCAACGCTGTCGGCGTGATCCTGATAGAACAAAAGAACCAAGCAGCTGCAATCTTTGAGGGCGCAGGACGCAAGACAACTAACCGCTTAGGTCAATCGCTTGACTTTGTGAGCAGTGAGCGCGGCTTTGCTATGGCGATGCCGGGTAGGACTCGACTAATCGGCTCAGCGGTCTATAAAGCACGACGCGGCATTGAGGGCGAAATGGAAAAGATGGTGCTCAAGACCATTAACCAAATACAGAAAGACCTGAACTAATGGCACTGTCAATCCCAATCATTAGCGAGTTTCAAGGCGGCGGCGTTGACAAAGCCATTAAACAGTTTCAGCAGCTCGACGGCGTAGGCGCAAAGACAGGCTTTGCATTAAAGAAAGCGTTTCTGCCTGCCACTGCTGCGCTCGGCGCATTAACGGCTGGCATCGGTCTAGCCACTAAAGCAGCAATGGAAGACGAGGCTGCACAGCTTGAGTTGGCTCGCCAGTTACGCGTAACGACACAAGCCACAGATGCCCAGATCAAAGCGGTTGAGCAGTCCATTAGCGCGTTTAGTAAGCAGACCGCTATGGCTGACGATCAGCTGCGCCCAGCGTTGGCAAACCTTGTGCGCGCTACAGGCTCGCTTGAGTTGTCCCAGAAAGCAATGGCGGTCACTGCCGATCTGGCTACAGCCAAAAACATTGACATGGAGTCGGCCAGCGTCGCGGTCTCTAAAGCTCTTAACGGTCAAGTAGCTGCGCTTATCAAATTAGACCCATCGCTTAAAGGTGTCATTACATCAACATCGACTGCCGATGAAATTATGCAGGCACTTAATAGCTCGGTCGGCGGAGCGGCTGAAACCTTTGCCAATAGTGCTGAGGGCGGTCTAAAAAACTTCGGCATCCAAATGGACGAACTAAAGGAAAGCATCGGAGCAGCGTTTATCCCTGTCATGGAGAAACTGTTGCCGCTAGTCCTGAACTTCACCACATTCCTACAAGACAACACCAAGGCACTGCTTATTGTGATCGGCGCTATCGCAGCAATGACAGCAGCAATCGTGGCAGCCAATGTTGCCATGAAGGCATACAACGCATTTCAATTAGTTGTTACCGCTGGCAACGCGGTGCTGGCAGGCTCGTTCACCACGGTCTCGGCATCGGCAGGCATCTTGACCAAAGGCTTAGGCGTAGTCATGATTACCCTTGCCGCGCTGTACGAGCTGTACCGCGAAGGCCCTCAAGCGATCGCCGAGTTTATGCTGCCGTTTAAGCAGTTTGCTGTTGGCGTGTACAACTCGGTAAAGGTAGTCGCCAACGGCATCAACCAAATTATTAACGCCGCGATCATTGGACTGAACCAACTAATTAACGCGCTCAATGTTATACCGGGTGTAAGCATCGACTTAATACCGCTAGTGCCAATGCTGGAGTACACCGCACTCCCAGAACTAGACACCCCAGCTGCTCGAGGCTCAGGCTTTGCGCGTGAAGGCGGCACAGGGTCAATCGGCAGCAGCCCGTTGGCAATGATCGAGTCGGCGCTAGTCACGCCAGCCCCAGCAGCTGGTGGCGGTGGCGGTAAATCCTCAAGCGTCCTAGACCTAAGCAAAAACTATGCAGGCAACATGGGCGGCAACTACGGCATCACGGGTAACGCCGCAGACTTCTCCAGCCTGTTCGATCAGTTCATGGTTGAGCGCGGCACACCGATCACAGTCAATGTCAACGGCGGTCTAGCCACATCAGCAGACATCGGTCGCGCTGTAGTGAACAGCATTAAAGCCATGAACCGAGTAGACGGCCCAGCACAAATACAGGTCGCCTGATGGCTACCACGATCGTCCAGTCAGGGTCTTACGATCTCAAGATCGCTACAGGCTTCTTAGTTGACGCATTTACGCTTGACGACCCAGTGAAGGGCATACTTGACTCGCCTAATTATGTCCTAGACGGTACGACAGAGTTTGCATCCGTGATCGACGGCGCTACAGGCATCAGCGTGTTCCGTGGACGCAGAGACATCGGCGACCAGTTCACTGCTGGCACGATGAGCTTTGATCTAAACGACACATTTACTGGCGGCATCTTTAACCCGTTCGATACCCAGTCACCGTATTACGACACCGCTCAGGCTGTGCCGGGTCTAGCACCTATGCGTAAAGTTGTGCTGACGCGCGAAGGCGAAGAACTGTTCAACGGCTACATCGTTGACTACTCGTACAACTTTAATCTGGGCGGCTTAGACACCGTCTCGGTGTCCTGCGCTGATGACTTTTATCTGCTTAGCCAGACCTACCTAAACGAGTTCAATGTGACCGAGCAACTTGCCAGCGCTCGACTTGTCGCTTTACTTGCTCTGCCTGAAGTCAATGCGTTCCAGTTGCCAGGTGAGCAGAACATTGAGACCTCAACGATTACGCTTGGCGGCGCAGCTGCATACACCGTCCCGAACGGCACATCGGTTGCTGCCTACACAGCCAAAATTAACGAGTCGGTACAAGGACGCATCTTCATTGCCCGAGATGGCGTGTTTACATTTCAAGACCGCATCGGTAACACGCTTTCAGCGTCATCGGCAGACTTCCACGATGACGGCACAGCGATCCCTTACGACAATGTGGGCATCTCGTTTGAAAGTAATCAGGTCATCAACCGAGCATCAGTGACCCACGCTGGCGCAGCAAGCCCAGAGATCGCCGAAGACTTGACCTCGCAGGCCACCTACTTCATTCAGACCACAGCCATCACCGACGCGCTAGTCCACAACGACACAGCAGCCCTTGACCTAGCCAACTACCTGCTCGTAGGCCAGCCTGAGGCGCGTTACACCAATGTGTCAACCCTGTTTGCATCCCTCACCGATGCCCAGCGTGACACTGTGGCAGTGCTCGAGATCGGCAACACCGTCACTATTGAGAAGTCATTTTCCAGCGGGAACAGCATTACATCACTGGCGCAAGAACTAGCCATTGAGGGCATCCAGCACCAAATAGACCTATCAACAGGCCACCGCATAACGCTGTTTACATCGCCCACAACGCTTGTCTTTGAGCTGATCTTGGACGATCTGGTATATGGCACAATCGACACAGAAAATGTCTTAGGATAAGGAGCACTTATGGCAATACAAGACTTCACAGCAGGGCAAGTATTAACAGCCGCACAGATGGACGCGTTGCAAGCCAACGACTACAACCAAACTGTCAGCAACAAAACAGCGTCTTACACGCTTGTGGCAGCTGATAAAGGCACTCGAGTTGTGATGAACAATGCCGGGGCAACCACGATTACTGTGAACACTTCGCTGTTTGCAGCTGGCGACACGCTTTTCATCCAAAACATTGGTGCTGGCACTTGCACAATTACGGCTGGCACAGCAACGGTCACAACCGCTGGCTCTTTAGCGTTGGCACAATGGGGGGGTGGCACGCTTTATTTTACTAGTGCTAGTGCTGCTATTTTTTTTAGCGGTGGCGGTACTGGTTACGGAATAGCAACGGGTGGAAGTTCATCAAGCATTACGGTTGGCGGCGTAGCGTACACGCTGCTTACTTTTACAAGTGACAACAATCTTGTTGTTTCTAAGAGTGGTTTGTTTGATGCAATTGTAGTTGGCGGCGGGGGTGCAGGAACTACTGGGGTCGGTACAACCAACGGTGGTGGTGCTGGTGCTGGCGGTTTACTGCAAACCACGATTTATTTAGCGGCAGCAACCTATGCGGTAGATATCGGTGCAGGTGCAGCCGCTGGTTTGACTAATAGCGAAACTGGTTTGTCGTCAAGTATTGGAACAGCGATAGTAGTGCCTGGAGGGGGTGCAGGTGGTTACACCTATGGCGTTAATGGTTATACAACCAACGCAAACGGAGCTTCAGGTGGTGGCGCTGCTTCGTTTACAAACGCATTTACACCCGGCAAAGGTCAAACTGGTTTAGGTAATAACGGTGGTTCAGGCACCAACAGCGGAAGTGGTGGTGCGGCTGCTGGTGGTGGTGGTTCTGGTGCGGTTGGCGCAAACGGTTCAGGAACAACTGGTGGAAACGGCGGTGCAGGAACAGATATCGGAACTTGGTTAGGGGCTGGTTCAACTTTTAAGGCTGCTGGCGGTGGCGGCGGTGGCGCAACGGGTGGAACGGGTGGAAGTTCAATCGGCGGCAATGGTGGCTCAACAGGAGCAAAGAATGGTACTGCGGGTGCAGCAAACTCAGGTTCAGGTGGTGGTGGGCCATGCGATAACGGGACGGGTGCAGCAGGCGGCAGCGGTATCGTCTATGTAAGGTTTAAAGTATGAGCGCACAGTATTTTGCACAAATTAACGAAACAAATGTTGTTACAGCGGTTCATGTTGTCCAGCGTGAGTTTTTAGAAGCAAACCCTGAACGCTACCCCGGCACTTGGGTAGAAACATTTTTCGATGTCGAGGGCAAAACTTATGCAGGCATTGGTTACACCTATGACCCTGTAACAAAAGACTTTACTGCACCTCTACACCCACCAATACCCGAGGCGTAATGCGATGGGCGAAATACGCGGCGCTGCTCTTTATGGTTGCAGTAGTAGCGGCGGTGCTTAATGGATGCAGCAGCACAAGAGTCAACATTGAACCGAACAGGTGCTTTACGCGGACGGCTTGCGATGTCGCCAGAGGATAAACACGCACGACTAATCCTGATCGTCGGCGTTACCATGTCAATCAGTTTTGCGGCCATCGTTCTTGGCTTCGTCTACGGTCTATTATTCGTAAACCAGCCTCTCGAACAGGCCCCAAATGACGCCGCCTTTATAGATCTACTCTCGACCGTTGTCGTATTTTTGACCGGGTCTTTAGGCGGCCTACTTGCATCTAACGGAATGAAAAAAACAAAACACACAGGAGCAACAGATGAAACCCAGCGATAAAGCAATGATCTCGACCTACATCAACAGTGCCATTGCAGCGGCAGTAGCGCTCTACATGTCAGGCAACACCGATCCCAACGACCTACTTGGCGCAGCCATCGCAGCTGTAGCACCACTATTCATCGGCTATGTCAACCCGAAAAACAAGGCTTATGGCATCGGCAAAAACCCCGAAGCCTAAAGCACCCACGCTCACTGTCGTACCAGACAAACTTGAGCGTCACTATCACAAGTTGGTAATGCCGTCAACGCTTGCCCATGTAACCCCGGGTGAACTACCAGCAGGCCTGCTCGTTGATGTCAAGCCATACGGCAAACTGCACCCATTAGCAGCTGACGCATACATGGCGTTACGCGATGCAGCGTTCGCATCAGGTGTCAAAACCTTTAAGCCCACGTCAAGCGGCGACTGCTATCGCAGCACAGCAACGCAAAAGGCTGGCTTTCTTGCGCGCTACCAGACACAGCCAATCGCAGGCGCATCAACCAAAACATGGAACGGTGTCACTTACTACCTAAAGCCAGGTAACGCGATGATGGCTGCACCTGGCACATCACGACACAATTTGGGGCTAGCAGTTGACATCAGCGACGCATCAGCCAAAGACCGCATGGACTTTATGCTCAAAAACATTCAGGCCTACGGCTTTACATGGGAAGTCCAATCCGAGCCATGGCACATCTTCTACTACGTTGGCGATCGCGTTCCAGCCCTTGTGCAGCAATGGAAACAGGCTAAATCCTTGCTTTAGTCACACCCTTTGCCTAGGGTCGATGTACCGACGGAAGGCAAGCGAAAACCATGGATGCAAAAACCTACACCTACGAGGTATTTACGACATATCTCGAAACAGGTCAGCAGGTCATGGTGCAAATATTTCGTGACCCACTGGACGGTCGTGTGCTGCACTCGCAGCTCGCGTTTAAGGATGTCCTAGACAGCTGGGGCATCCCATACCAACTGGAGAAAAAATGATCTTTACAGCCCCCAAAATAATCGCAGGCATCATCAGTACCATCTGGGCGTTTACGACGTTCCTAGGCGTTGCTAGGACGCTCCCAGAGGCAGATAGCAACATCATCCCAGCCGCCTACTACGAGGCAATACTGCCAGCCAGCACCACGGTCGCCCCGACCACGACGATCACCACAATCGCCACTTGTGACGATGCCCTACAGCTTGCCCTTGACCTTGGATTCCCAGCCGATCAACTTGGCACACTTGATCTAGTCATGCACCGCGAGTCTCGATGCCAGACCACAGCGCACAACGCGTCAGACCCGAACGGCGGCAGCTACGGCCTGACACAAATCAACGGCTTTTGGTGTTTACCTAACAGCAACTGGCCTATTGGCTGGCTACAAGAAAAAGGCATAGTGGAAGAGTGCAGCGATCTGTTTAACGCGACAATTGCACTGCGCGCCACCCTTGCTATATACAACAATTCGGGATGGGCACCATGGGCAACAGCGAAGTAGACGGGGTGTACCCCGAAACAGGCATAACTGAGTCAACACGCAAAATGTTTGCATTTATTGACGACATGTTTACGCCTAACCACATAAAGCAGTCACGGGCATCACATCTTTACCATCTCGTAGGCGAACTAGAAGCCCTACGCGACGACCTACGACGCATGGAAGACCCACGCGCAAACTTTCTACAACTCGCCATCACCGAACTCAGCCAACTCATCATCTAACATCATCCCAGTACACAAGAACAAAGGACACCCGACATGTCAGACTTACAACTATTCCAAGCCACCATCGGTCTAGCCGGATACAAAGAAACCATCTCGGTCACACCGCTAACACGCAGCAACGATCACCCCACGTCATATCGAGCAGCCGAACAGGTAAAACCGCGCCGCATAAACCAGACACTGCGCCTGCTATGCGCGTACCGATCGCACACCGATCTCACAGCTGAGGAAGCATCAGTCATAAGCAAATTAGAAAAGTCGTGTTACTGGAAGCGCGTCGGCGAACTACTTGCAGCCAACTACATTGCCGAAACAGGCCACGCACGAAAAGCCACCACAGGCTCAGATCAACGTGTATGCAAAATCACGCCGCAAGGCATAGCACTATTGGCATCACTTGGCTTATAGCAGTTTTGGCAGATATGTGCCATCAGACCGCACACTGAAACATCGTGAGCGATCAGCCAGGGCAATAGAGACCGACAATAAACGAAGAGAAAAGGCAGACAAAATGGGCTTTGATTTAGCAAACTACGAGACAGTGGCAGACAGACTTGTGCGCTGGTGGGCCGCATATCCGAACGGACGCATACAAACACAGATTTACCGTTACGACGGCACAACTGTTGTGATGAGCGCGGAAGGCTTTAACGACAATGATCGACTGATTGCTACCGGGTATGCAGAAGAAACAGTGTCAGATCGTGGCGTTAATGCCACCAGTTTCGTAGAGAACTGTGAAACCAGTGCTATTGGCAGAATGATTAGCAACAGCCCGATCGGTACTGCTGGCCCTCGACCATCAAGGCAAGAAATGGAAAAGGTAGAGCGGACTGTGCCTGTGCGCGCTGTAGTTGGCTCAGGTCAGCCTGTACCAAAGCCTCAGCCATCGCCAGGCGCATTTGTCAGCCCGAAACAGCAGACCTACATCAAAGCACTGGCCCGTGGTAAAGGCTGGGACGAAGGCGAAACACTCGAGCAGCTGCATGCGTTCCTAGGTGTTAACGATGTCATCCTTGAGACCTTGACCGCTTCACAGGCCAGCCGCGTAATCGAGGGATGGAAATGACGTTAGAAGAAATGATTACGGCAATTGAACGCTTACAGGCTGTTTACAATTCAATGGTTGAAGAAGATCAGCGCGAAGCAAAACAGTATGTGCGTTGGGCCATTAAAAACCTCGCAGACAAGGCCTACATGGCTGCTTTATGACCGAGTCAGACTTCCAAAAGATCGTTATAAGCATCGCTAAGCACGCAGGCTGGCTTGTGCATCATCCGTTGCCATCTATGAATAAACGTGGCATTTGGGCAACACATGAGCTAGGAGATCACGGCTTCCCTGACCTCGTCCTGGCACACCCATCTGGGCGTGTTATATTCGCAGAACTTAAAAGCGACAAAGGCAAGGTTTCACCGTTGCAATCCCGATGGCTAAGCGTTCTAGAACTAGGCGCAGTTGTCTGGGTGTGGCGGCCTGCTGACCTTGACTGGATAGCCAGTTACCTGCGTCAACCAATACTTAAAACGAAATAAGTCTCAACAGACCTAAGCCTGTCGCAAGGCGGATGGATGACACCCGGCAACGGGCTAGATCGACGCGCCCTGAAACATGCAACACGAAATGAGTCAGGCAAAGCGTCGAGGCGACCTGTAAACATAATCAGGTAGGTAATGAGGTAACGGACTGAGGCAACCCGTGGGTGAGCATTACCGCATTAGGCTCGCATAGATGACATACCGTTAACAAACAAAGACCGAGGAAACATGAACCCGACAGCAAAACAAACCACACAAGAACGAGAGCAAGGCGCTTGCGCCGCGCTAGCTCAAGCCGAAGGCGCGAGAGCATGAGCAAAGCACACCGAGACCCCCAGTACACCGCCAACAGACGCAAGGTGCTAGCCAACAAACCTGACTGTGCATACTGCGGCAAACCCAATGCCGATACCGTCGATCATATTCTTGAGTTGGATGCTGGTGGCGACCACAGCCTGGACAATTTGGCCCCATGCTGCGCGGCTTGCAACAACATCAAAGGCCACCGATACGTCACCGCACGAAACCAACACCGCCAACACTCAAGACACGAGTCAATGCAAAAAAATGGAGTGCGAAATATAGAACCAGTTTTTTATAAGGCAAACACATTGAC